ATCCAAAAAATAGAGATATAAACGCCACGGCAATCACCCCACTTGTTAATTCAATGACCCGAATCTCGTCTTGCTCTTTTTTCCACCTTGCCAGCCTAGCCCTGCGAATCATCTCAGACCTTGCCCACGCTTGTTCTTGTTCTATTTTGGCGTGCATCTTGAGGAACCTGCTATACAAATCTTTTAACTCAGGCGGCGCGTAGACCATCGCCTCTCTGGTCTGCTCCATCAACTTCTCCATCTGCAACTCAATCAATGCCCGCTCAATCGCCTTTTGCCTGGTGTTTTGCGTTGGGTCGTAGTTGGTCTTACTTGTCTCTTCTAACTCAATGTAGTAGTTATTGATTGATTGCTGCGTGTCAAAGAGGACGCCGAGGTTTGCCCCAATCTCGCTGATGAGTTTGAGTTCAAGTTCTTCGTAAGACTGCTTCTTTGCTGCGGCTTTGGCTTTCGCTTTTGCCACAGGCTTGGGCGTGTCGGTTGGCTCTGCTCGTTTAAACAGTCCAATGAACCAGTCAAATATGCCTTTGATAGCCTTAACATCGCTGATGACTCCCTCGACAGTTTTCTTGGCTCCTTCCAACTCCATGCGTCCGTCGTGGAGCATGTTGCATCCTGCTTTGATAAAGCCAACCGCTGCTTGGGCAGCGAGGAGGAGAGAGAATGGGTCCACATTCGTGTTTACCTAAAGTTTGGCCCGCGTGCCCATGTTACGGCGGAGTATCTCTCCCCCCTAGTAACCGGAGTCACAGTGTGCTCAATAAGTGAAGGGAACACGAGGATTGAACCCTGTGCGCGGGTGATAGGCATGTCGGACCCCCGGAACAAAAAGTCCCCGCCGTCGTAGTCCGCAGGGTCTGACAAAAATAAAGACACGCTCAATTTACGTTGCGTCCCAGTCGAATCTTTTTGATGTATAGCGCCGTCTGTATGCCAGTCGTAATGTCCATCAATACTGTATCGACCTAACTGAATATTCTCCGTGCCGTCAATATCAAAGTACCAATTGGCTTTTTGATTAGCCATCAAAATATAAGACAGGATTTTTGCTCCAAGAAAAGTTTCTTGGTGTGCCCAGCATATTTTTGTTTTTCTCTTATCCCCAGTAACCATCTTAACGCCGTCGTGATACTCCCCGTCCAGCACCTGCTCAACATCAAAGTGATCTTCAATAAACTTTTTACAAATTTCTTTTGGAACACAAGATTCCCAAAGCCAGTACGCATTATTACTAACAAAAACAGCACTCATAGCGGCACCGCCAAGCCAGCTTGCAGGGGGTTATCAATACCCGCTGGAATCATTGACGGGTCAAGAACGTCTTCCTCACGTTCCCCGGTACGCAGAGCGTGCAAACACGAGGCGATCGTGTCGTCCTCAAGCGCTGTTATGAAATGTCTTTTACCTTTGGCAATGTAGATCATGTGCGGCGCTTTGAAGATTGTCTTGTTGCCTTCAACGTCTACTTCCACGCTGCCTTTTGAGAGCAAAGTAACGTGGTCAAAATTGTGCACATGTCCCTCGTTGCGGTCACCAGCTTTTACAAAGTGCATCATACGAACCCACAAGTTTGAGACACACGTCATTTTTGTTTCTGGGTAGTTCATGCTGTTTCCCCTATTTTGATTCTGCCCGTGTCCCAATTCTCGGCTAGGACACAGCCACCAAACATCCATAACACACGGGGTGTGTTACCCCCTACCGTGGTCACATAATGCTCATGTTCGGATGCTAAATAGCAGTGTAAGTCACCAACTTCAATAGGTACAGGCTGACCCCCAACGTACAGAACTCCACCAACGTCCGCGCCTTGAGTCATTATGTTGCAGCGCAAAACTGAATGTTCGTACATTCTGGGGTCTCTATGGGCGTACACATCCCCACCGGGGAATGTGCAGCTTACTACTATGCCATCTTTACCGTGCCCTTCAATTAACGGTGCATTAAAGATGCCACAGTACTCTCTAACCTTATTGGACGTGCGAAGGGCGACTTCAGGATAGTTAAACCTAGCACCGTATAGCCTAGATGTAACACGCGTGTCAGGCGTTGTTGGTTGCCCACGAGCAGTAAACCCTATATCCAACCATTTCTTTTTCACCCCCTCTTCAACCCAAGCGTTTAGATCGACTATATCCGCGTGAGGCAAAAAGTTTTTTACAACTTCTACGCGCATCAGAGGTTAGCTATGCTAATGGTTGTTGGGTCTTCAGAGAGAACACCGAACTTAACAAGCGCTTTAGCTAGTTTTTGTTCGTATGCAACCTGTTCCCACATAGCTTTATTTGCTTGTTGTTCCGCTGTTTCCGGTTCATTTGCAGATATAGACTGGGCAATTGCAACAATCTGTTCAAAGCCCGTAGCAGAAACTACCGCCTGTTTACGTTCAACAAGCCATGTTGGAGCACGGTGAAGAATTTCTGCGTCTAGCGCTTCTCCTGTTATATATGCGCCGTCAACAATAGGTACGTCTATTGAAAAAGCCGCAATAGGTTGCCCGTCTTGTTTGTACAAAACTTCAATTTGCCCAATTTCGGGCGTTGTACGAATAATTTGATAGTCCATTACGATATACCTCCATTAAATTTGATAATCCATTACGATATACCTCCATTACGAGTTCCAACTGCTATATATGTAATATTTGAATTTCCGGTTATTGCACCGCCGCCTGCGCCGCCCGAATACGGACCTGCGCTTTGAAGATTCCCGTTGGGAACACTACCGCCCGTTGACCCCGCAGCGCCGTAACTTCCGCCCGCGCCGCCCGGACCTCCAACATTACCCGCGGGACCGCCGCTGCCGTTTGCGGCTTGCGAACCACTACCCCCGGGGGTACCGGCTGGAAATCCCCAACCGCCGCCCGATCCGCCTGAACCTCCAGAGCCACCGTTTCCACCTAAACCACCACCGCCGCCGCCACCCGTAGAGGTAGTAAAGCCTTTGCCATAACTGCCTGTTGAGATTGCCTTGCCACCGCCGCCACCGCCACCGCCACCTGCAATGCGCCCCGGACCATTATCAATAGTAACGGCAACACTAACGCTAAGGGCTAACCCCCCAGCAGACCCAGCAGACCCCGCAGCAAGATTGGGATTGGGAAAACTATTACTGCCCGCGCCGCTACCACCGACACCACCCATGCCTTGGATAGTACCGTTGTTTGTAAGTTTTACCCCATTGGGGAAAGCGCCGTCTATAGTAAGTGCTGGTGTTCCTGTGCTTGTGGAATAAACAAATATTCCAGAATTAATAGTGGCAATGACTTGAGCTGTTCCGGGCCATCCCGCGTTTATTGCTAGAGTACGTAAGTTGGCGTTGGTTTGATTAGATGAAATACTAAAAGGGAATGAGTTGGATTTGCCACTTAAATTAGTGATAGCAATCGTAGCTGGACTTGCGCCCACAGCAGCAAGCGTACGCACTGCTGCATCGTTCAAAGAAATTGTGGCTGTCGAACTAAGTGATAACTCAGTATTGACCTGAGAAAACGACAGCGAATTTCCGGGTACAACTGGTAATGTCATTTTTGCTCCTTATGGCGTGCCAAAGCCTGTTACGTTAGCAAGCATGATAAAGTTGCCCGAAGAATCCATCGAGGCAATGTTGGTAGCTCCGTACTTAAAGTACAGTTTACCGCCCGACTCTACAATTGAAAAATTGGTTGTAGCCAAGCTACCAGCACTACCGCTTGTGTTTCCAGTTACGTTTCCCGTCACGTTACCCGTTAAATTGCCTGTGACGTTTCCAGTCACGTTACCCGTTACGTTGCCAACAATGTCCCCAACCATGTAGTTGGTAGCCGTCACAATATCTGTACCGTTGGACACTAACAACATTTTTTTACCGTTGGGTACTGCTACTCCAGTCAGGCCGGTTACCTTTACAGTTACCGCGCCGCTGGAACAGTTGTTGTAGATGAAGTACAGCTTTTTATTAGCTGGTACTACTAGCGTTCCACCGCCTGTGGTGGTCAACTCCAAGAACATATTTCTAGCCGTGGCTGACGCGCCACT